CGAAGAAGGCGGAACCGTTCGGCGATACCTTCAGCGTAACGTCATCCGATCCCAGAAGCCCAAACAGCGCCCGCGCAGAAAACCCCGTCTTCAACGCGAGGCTCGCATCATTCCCGGCCGCGGCCTTGTTGATCGTGGCCTCGTGTGATCCGCCTGCATTGTTCAGAAGCGTGGCGGCGGCGTTGACGCTGAGCCGGTTAGAAGCATCGGGCGATGCGCCGCCGAGGCCCAAGCCCAGCGCTGTGACATTCGCGGCCGCCGCGCCGATCGCGGTGACGCTGGCTGCAAAGGTTACCGTGGGTGTGTTGATGATCGTGCTTCCCAGCGCCCCGGCCGTGGTAGAGCCCAAGTTGATCACGGTCGTCGATCCCGCGGCGCCGCCGGTGCCCAAGTTCACGGTCTTGGTGACCCCGGTCGTCGTGCCGCCGGTGCCGATCCCATAGGTGGCCGTCGTCGTCGCTGTGCCGATCGTGACCGCCGCATTCGAAAACGTCGTGGCACCTGTGAAAGTCTGGGCCGCGTTGCCGAGATGGGCGAGGGTCGCCGAGAGGTTCGGCAGGGTGAAGGTGCGGGTCGTGCCCGCCGAGAGGCCGGAAAGATCGAAGGCGGCAAGCTTTGTCGGGTCGGCATCATCGGCCAGGCGGAAGAGGTTGTCTGGAAAGGGCAGCGCGGCCTGCCGCACCCATGCGCCGCCGAAAAAGGTCAGGGAGGCATCGGTCGCGCGATCCCAGACGGACCAGCCCTCGGCCGGCGGATAGAAGGCCCAGGCCCCATCCTGCCAGGCGGCGATCGCGAAGGCTTGGCCCGCCCAGGCCGCCGTAAGGCTTGGGCCCACGACATAGCGGGCGCCATCAACCGGCGATCCCGGCGGGGTGTTCAGACCGGTGCTTTCCACGGCGGGCTGCACGAGGGAATCGAGTGCACGGAAGGCCTCGTTGACGGTGATGTGCTTCTGCGCCTGGTTGGCCTCGAGGAAGGTCAGGCGGATGTTCGGGGTGTCGGCCATGGGGCCTCCGGATCAAAGGGTGATGTCGAGAATGGCGCCGCGGCCCAGCCCGCCGCTTTGCGCGATGCGAAGAGCGAGGGGGCCGGAAAACGGGGCGCCGAAGTCGGCCGTTTGCATCACGGCCGTGTAGACAAAGGCGGGGGTGGTCAGACCGGCGACGCTGCGAAGCACCACTGCTCCATTCAGGATGTCGATCTCGTAACCCTCGGCCGCCTCGCCCAGTGGCACCTCGGTCAGCGCCCAGTTGTCGCCCGCAAATGCCCGCGTGCGGCGGGTCCAACTGAGGGCGATATCACCACCGGGCAGGGTGACCCGCCGGGCATGACACGGCCGCCAGGGCCGCAAGCCTCGGGCGGAGGGCGCGAAAGAGAGGGCAAGGTTCGCCGGATCGCCCGCAGGCTTGCTCGAAGCGCCGATCCGCCAGTTCCAGGCCGCGCCATAGTCTGCGCTGCCGATCGGCAAAGCCTTGACCCCGCCGTCCAGCACGACGACACGCGCCCCGGCCGGGGCTGGGTTAGCAATCGCGTCCTCGGTGCCCAAGAGCCCGCGGAGCAACCGCGTCAAGCGCCAGCGCCCAGGCGATTGCAGGGTGGCCGTGGCGAAGCCGACGATCTCCCAAAGATCAGGCTCGGTCTCGATCGCAAGCCAGTTCGTGCCAGAAAACACGGCCGTGTCGCTGACGCTTGCGAACTGGCCTGCGATCATGTCGACCCAAAGCTCGTTGCCGCGATCGAAGCGGTTAGTGGGCCCGGCATAGAAGGGGAAGGCCAGGGTGCCGAACCAGCCCGGCCGCGAAATCGTGGTCAGGACCGCGAAGCCGTCTGTGGTGGCCGATCGCCAGACCGCGGCCGTGCCATACCACGGGGCAGCATGGGCGGCGGCATAGGGTTGCCAGTCGGGAAAATCCTCCGACAGCTGCGGCACGTTCATCAAGGCAACGAGCGGAGGGCCATAGACCGCCTTCGCGCCCGAGGTCGCGCCCCGATCACTGCCAGGGGCCAGATCATAAAGCGCCCGATCCGATCGGCGGGCTTCCACCCGCCGCCCAGCGCCATCGGTGATCGAGGTCAGGGCGAATTCGATCAGGCGGTTGTCGTGATCGATGAGGATCACATCGGCCGGGTCCAGCGACAGCCGTGAGGGTGGCAAGGATAAACTTGCCTTCTCGCGGCCGACCCATGCCTCGAAGAGGGCGCGGCGGACCCCGCGTTCGGCTGCGCCACTGGTCGATGCAATGGGCAGTTGTTCGGCCGAGATGCGGGCTGTGTCGACCGTGATGCGTCGTGCCTCGACGGTGATGCCTGCGAATTCCTCATCCCGCGCCATCAGGCGCCATTTGAGGGCGAGGGGCAGTTCGGTCTCCTGCGCCCGGGTGAGTTCCAGATCCTCGGCCTCGCGGCTGGCAGCCACGAGGCTGTCGAGGGTGATCATGGCCACAGGTCGCTGCCCGCGCATCCGAAACCTGATTTTGCCCTCGGCCTCGAAGGCGTCGAAGCCGAAGAGGCGGGCCAGGGTCTCGATCGAGGCGCGGGGGCTTTCGATCGCGTTGACCGCAAAGCCCGGCACAGACCCGGCCAGATCGGTGACATCTAGGTCAGCCGGTGCCAGCCCAGCGCGGGCGCAAAGCTCGGCCACGAGTTCGGCTAGGCCGGTCGCCCCGGCCCGCCCGGTGAGCCAATGCCCCAGCCGCCAGTTCTCGGCATCTGACCAGACATCGCTGCGGGCGGGGAAAGCCGGGAAGGGGCGGGCGTCCCATGTCCAGAGCGCGATTTCCGCCGTCTCGATCATGCGGCCGGAATAGAGCGACGCGGCCGGGTTGTTGGCGGGGTTGGCCCAATATCCGATCAGGGCCTCGGCATAGCGGCGCTGGATGAACTCGTCGGGCCAGCCCCGGGAAAAGTGTGGCAACAGGGATTCCGAGGACTTCGGGTCGACAAAGACGTTCGGCTGGTTCGTGCCGCGATCGACGCAAGGCGCACCGGCTTCTGTGAAGCGGATCGGCTTTGATCCGGGCACCCAAGCGGTGGACCCACCGCTTTCAACGCCGCCCGGGCGGTTGATGTGCGGTTGGCCCCACCAGTTCCTCAGGTCTTTCGGGCGTAAGACCCAAGGCTTGCCCGCGCCGTCGGTGATCGCAGTCCGCGCCTGAGAAATCCTGTCGGCCAAGGAGGCATAAAACCAGTCGAAACCCTCACCGCCCTCGATGTTCGCTTGCAGATAGGCGGTCTGCTGCGGGCCTTGCCACCCGGCCAGGGCATCGAGGTGATCATCGCCGTCGCGCCAGTCGGAGAGCGGCAGGTAGTTGTCGATGGCAACGAAATCGACATTCGGCGAGGCCCAGAGCGGATCGAGGTGAAAGAACACATCGCCCGTGCCGTCCGCGGGCTGGTGGCCGAAGTATTCTGACCAGTCGGCGGCATAGCTGACCCTGGTGGCAGGCCCGAGGATTGCGCTGACATCGGCGGCCAGTTGCACGAAGGCGGTGACGGCGGGATAGGTGGAAGTGCCCGAGCGGATTTGCGTGAGGCCGCGCATCTCGGTGCCGATCAGGAAGGCATCGACGCCCCCGGCCGCGGCGCAGAGATGGGCATAATGCAGGATCATCCGGCGCAGGCCCCAATCGCTGCCGCTGCCGCTGAAAGTGACCGTCGTGCCCGACACCGCGAACTGCCCCGGCGCGGCGGCACCGAAGAAGGCCGCAACCTGCGTCCCTGCTGCGGCCGTCTTGTCCACCGTGCCCGCAAAGCCCGCCGCCGGGCTGCAAGTGATGCGGCCGCGCCAAGGATAGATCGGCTGGCCCAGGCTCGTGCCGTTCGGCGAATACGGGTTTGGCAGAGCGTTGGCGGCCGGGATGTCCATCAGGATGAAGGGATAGAAGGTGACGCGTTTGCCCCGCGCCTTCAGTTCTTGGATGGCCTGCACCACGGCCGCATCAGTGGGCGTGCCGCCATATGCCGGGCCGCCATCGACGGTGGAAACGACATGGGCGCTGGTGCGCGTCACCCCGTTGACCCGCCAGACCATCGGCGTGGTGGTCTTGGTGGCGGATTCCACGCCCGGTTTGATCTGGCAGCTGCCTGCCCGCAGATCGGTGCCGAACCAGGACACGACGAGGGAGACGGCCTCGCAGTCGGGCAAAGCTGCATCCAGCCGGTTCAGCGAGGCCACCAGATCAGGCAGGCCTTCGACGCTGTTCTCGTTCTCCGGGGTGGAGGTGCCGTTTCCACCCGAAGTGCCCCAAAGGCCCGGGGCTGCGGTGGTACGGGTGACAGTCTCGGTGGCATAGACGAACTCGCCTGCAGAGGGGATCAGGTTCACGGCGCGGACAAGGCGTTCCATCGCGGCGGGATCGGGCGAGGGCCGGATCACTTCAAAGGAAAGCTGCGGCAGGCGGTTCCCGAAACTCTCAAGCGCGAGATCCTTGAAGACGACATAGGCCACACCGCGATAGGCCGGGGCTTGTCCGGGGCCTTCCTTCGCTTCGATGAACGGATCGGGCATTTGGCTTTCCGTGCCCAAGTGAACGCGGATCACGGCGCCCGGCACATCGAAGGATTTGCCATCGGCCCAGATGCGGCAGACCCCGCCGATCGGGCCCTCGCACAGCGCCACGGCGAAGGAGGCGTAGTAGCGATAGCCCTCGGTCACGACTTTGGGCCCACCGCCTTTGCCGCCGCCTTGAGCTTGGCGGAACTGCTCCTCGCGGAAATCCGTGGCCCAGATGATATTCCCGCCTAGCCTCATCGTTCCGTAAAGCCGCGGGATCACGGCGCCTTCGGTGGCCGAGGTGAGGCGCAGATCGTCGAGCTTGGCGCCTTCGATCCGCTGGTCGGGGGCGAGCGAGCCGATGATCAGGCTATCGACGACCGAGCCTGCGAAAGACCCTATGGCGCCGCCGATGGTGGCGGCGCTAAAACCGAGAAACGCACCGCCGAAGGCGCTGCCGATTGCGGAACCGGCGGCGGCGAGGAGCATGGTTGCCATGGGGATTAGCCTGGAAAGAGGAAGGCGGCCACGGCGCGGCGGCGCCAGGGCAGGGTGAAGGGTTCGCGGGTGACGCCGGTGGTCTCACGGGCGTGGATGAGGGCCAGATTGTCGGCAGGCCCAGGCACAAGGATGCCGCAGTGCTTGGCCGGGCCACTTGCCACCATGCGGAACAGGATCAGCGCGCCCGGCCCCGCGGTTGAAAGCGGCACTTCGATCAGGAAGGCGCGTGCCGCCTCCCACATCACTTCGCGGCCGCTGCTTTCGCCCCAATCGCGGGTGTAGGGTGGCGGGGTGACCGGTTCAGCCCCATGCAGATCGCGCCAAATCCCACGGGCAAGGCCTAGACAATCGGTGCCGAGACCCCGGGCAGAAGCCTGATGCAAGTAGGGCGTGCCGAGCCAGCGTTCCGCTATCGCCACCACCCGGGCGGGTTCGGCCGGGGCACGGGTCTCAGCCATCGGCAAGCGGGCGCAGGGGGGTGCCGGAGTTGGCGTCGGTCTCGTTCGGGTAACGTGTCACCAGATCGTCGCCGGGGATCGAGGGGAAGCCGCGGAAGTTGATCGCATTGCCAAAGCGGTCGCGGCAGGTGGCGTGGCGCTTGTCGCAGCCTGCGGTGATCGCGAAGGCATCGCCCGGCGCGATCGGGCGCACCGGCGCTTCCATCAGGGTGATCGTGGCGGTGCCGCTGGCGAAGGTGTGGCTCGCCACCTCCGCCCGTCGCCCGGCATTGGCGCCGGAGGTCCATTCGACCACCCCGAAATCGAACCAGCCCGAGGCAAAGGCCCCGAGGCCCGTCGCCACCGTGAACCGCCGGTCGCCGATCGTGGCCGTGACGGACCCTGTGCCACGATAGGCTGGGCCGGTCAGGTTCACGCCGCAGCGGGCATCTCCCAGAGTTGCATCGCAGAAATACTGAAACGTCCGGCCGACCGGCTGATTCAGCAGATGCGCCAGCGCCCGCACTTCGGCCGTGAAGGCATGGCGGCCCCGCCTGATCTCGCCGATGCTGCCGCGACGCATCAGGACGCGCTGGCTGACCGCTTGCCAGTTCACCAGCCAAACTTCGACCGCAGCATTGTCCCAAAGCCCGTCGGCGATGTCGGTTTCGGTGATGCGGTCAGAGCGCAGCGCGCCCTGGACGTCTTGGGCGTCAACTGACAGATCGCCCAGGCTTCTGATCTCGCTGGCGGCAAAGCCGGTCTCAGGTTCGAAACTGGTGCCCGCGTAGCTGAGGGGGCGATCATGATCGGTGAAGCCGAAGACGGCACCATCCCGACGTTGCATCCGCCAGCACCAAGCGAGGGTGGTGGTGCCTTCATCCAGATGCGCCTGGAAACCTGCGGGCAGGGTCTTCATGGGGTGCGGTCCTGTTGCTCAAGTTGGCCGACAGCGGCGCCAATGCGGGCGATGTTCTCGTCGAGGCGGATCATCCGCTCTTCGATCACGGCGATCGCGCGCAGCGCTTCGGCCACGTCGCGGATTTGCTCGGGGCGGATCATGGCCAGATCGTCCAGTTGCCGTTCGATCATCGCGACGCGGGTGTTGATGATCCCGGCCCACCAGATCGCGGCCCCACCTTGGGCAGAAAGGGCCAGCGCGAGACTGACGTAGGCGACATAGCCCATGGTGTTGCGGTCTTTGGGTGGGGTCATCGGCGCACCTCGATCAGCGGAATGGAGGGAATGGACCCGGTGCGTTCGATGTCGAGCGTGACGGGCAACTCGTCGGTGTCGAAGCGCACCGGCACGTCGAATTCGAACCCGGCCCGGATCACAGCGCCGCTGGCTGGCGCCGCGGCGAAGGTGACGATCCCGGTGGTCGTGTTGACCGACCAGCCCGCGCCTTGCGCCACCCCGTTCAGCGAAACCGTCACCGTGCCCGCCACGGGCTTGATGATTGCACGCGCCCAGGATTGCGCGCCGGAGGCATAGGTCTTGGTCAGGGCAAAGGTGGTGGCCGATCCGTTCCCGGTGCCGATGATCTGGTCGGTGGCGGCAGGTGCAGCCGAAGGCAGGCAGGATTTGTAGTCCGACCAATCCTTGAACCGAAACGCGTGTAGACGTCCGTTGCGGGCCTCGAAGAAGGCCACGACCGCGGCGAGATCGTCGGCCCGGCGCACACCATAGGAAACGTCGTAGCGGCGGCGCGAGTTGGCCCAGGAGGCGTTGCGTTCCTCGTCGCCGGAGGCCAGTTCGACGATGCGCGTGCGCCGTTCTGGCCCGCCTTTGGCACCCCGGCTGATGCTGTCGGGAAACCTGATCTCGTGAAACGCCATTCAGCTGCTCCTTCGGCCATAGGCCACGGCCCGGGCGATGTCGGAGGCCACTTGCGCGCGGGAGGCGCGGAAGCTCTCGGCAGCGCGGGCATAGATGTTGACTGTGGTTCCCGCCCCGCTTTCCCAGGCGCG